CTCCATGACATATTCCCAGATGCGACGGGCGGCCGAGGCCATCACCTGATGCGGCTCCGGAACCACACCGAGGACATATCCAAGGCGCCGCGGTAGACGGTGCCCTGCATACCCTCGGGGAATACCAGGACGTACGGGATGCCGACGCCGGCGCACACCTTCTCGGTCAGGTTGCGCCAGTATTCGCGCATGTTGACGTTGGGGCGGTCGGCTTGGAACTGCTCAAACTCGTCGCCGGTCTTCAGGACTTTGACCGTGCTGCCGAAAATGTTTTCGTAATAGGTCTGGGCGGTGCCTTGGGATCCGGCCACACCGGAGCGGAGGCTCGTCGCCTGCACCTCGCCGGAGCTGGTCTTGATCACCTGGGCCACGCTGGAAGCCAGCTTGCAAGACTCCATCTCCAGCTTTTGGAGATCATCGAGGTCGTGCAGGTCGTTGATCACGCACGCCACGAAAGGCAGGCCGCGGAGCTGTCCGGCTCGTTGTGGCTCGTAAATGTGGACGATGGAGTCGGATGATATCGACCGGATGTCGGAGAGTTGTCCCTGCTGCTGCTCCTGGCCGATGTAATAGGAGATCGCCCGGCCTGTCTTAGGATCGAACCGAACGCCATCGAAGACGTCCGGCTGATTCTCCTGGCCTGTCGGGGTGGAGACCTGCTGCGGCTCAATGAGCTGCAGGCGGGGCCGCCCGGTCTCGCCCTTGGTCAGGAGGAGAAAAGATTCGCCATCGTAGAACCAGCCGCGGGCAGCCAGTGACATCAGGGTGCCGAAAGACTGCCTGGATCCAATGTCGGGATATCGGCACCAGATGTCCCACCATTTTTTTGCCTTCAGGTTCCATTCCGGATCCGAGGAGGCGGGCTGCACGCTGAAGTTCGAGCCCACCGTGTAGTTCTCGAACAGGTCGCCTAGGCGGTTCATCACCGCGTTATTCTGCTCGAAGAACCGGGACTTTCGGACGATCTGCTGCCGGGTGCTGCTCGTGACATCGAACCGCACCGAGGTGTAGCTGGTGTCCAGAAAGGAACGGCGAATCGAGTTAGACGCGCCTTCATAACGGTCGACGGGTGCCGACCGGAACTTGCTCAGGATGTTGTCGAGGAATCCCATCAGGTCATCCCCGTTCTGATGGTTCCCTCTCGACGGAAGTTCGAGAAGTCGCCGCCGTAGCTGGTGGCAGCGATCAGGACCACCGACAGCATCTTGTTGTAAATCTGGGTATCGGTCGGGCTGCTGATGCCGTCCTGGCCGAGGTAATAGACAGCCAGGTCGTAGTCATCGAGGAGGCTTTCCCACATCTCGACCATCTCCGACGGGGTGGGGGCGCCCTTGCCGGGCTCGGCAAACTCGACCGAAACATCCGACGATGAAGTCGACCGGACCACCTGGCCGGATTCGATCACCGCGGAGGCCGCCACGGACTTGGCAGCCAGGGCAGCCAATAGGGTCACACCACCGAGCGTCGAATAGACTGCCCGGAGGTAGCTCCTTTTGATGGCCACCGTGAATGTGAACATTCCGGGCGGGACAATGCAGACCGGCCCGTCGGGTGCAATAGGTTAGCAAAACCTAGTGGTCGGGCGTCTGCACCAGGTCATTCCAGAGCATGACCATAGCGAGCTGCATGATTTCGCAGTCGTGAAGATGGTCGGGCCACTTTTGGTTGCGCTTCACCCAGACGTGTTTGATCCGGCCCGCGCGGTTGGCTTGTGGCCTCAGGACGTGTGAGTCGAGGTGACGCCAGTAGAGGTCGGGCTCGGCGATGTAGGCGCCTTCGGCCTGCACGCTCGGCGGTTCCTGGTGGACGCCCCATTCCCGGTCGATGTCGCCTTTCCGGAGCCTCGAGAGCATGTCCCGGAGGTGCTCGGTGTCGAACACCAGGAGGGGCTGCACCACGTCGGTCCGCATCGAGGATGATGTCGACAGGCCGAACGGGTGGACGGCACCGGAGGCTGAGGTAAACCGGGCGCCGGTCTCCCGGCCTTTCAACGGCATCCAGCCGATCACCATGGGTTTGCGGAGGCCTCCGTCGGGCGGGTAGCGTAGGCCACAAGGGAACGTGATTGGGTTGGACGTCACCGAGGAATAAGCGGCGCAGGCGTCGTAGACCGTCTGGGTGTTGAAGCCGGAGTCGATGCCGACATCCATGTCGTGGACCTCGAGGGCCACCTGCACCCGGCGGAGGGCTGCGAAGTCGTCGGCATGGCCGGCTGCGATTAGGGTGGAGTTGCCGTCCTTCCATTCGCGGCAGACCCACCACAGGAACGGGGCCACGGCCTGGACGTCTGCCGTCAGGTAGCGGCGACCGCCATCGATGGATACCGAGGCCGATGTCTCGGGGCGTTCCTGCTGGATGTCCTGCTGCTCCCAAGGCTCGGCCAAGTTGCCGTTGATGAAGCCCTGCAGGCCGGCCATTGAGCTCTTTGCCTCAAGGAAGGCCACGGCCAGATGCCCCCAGGTGCACTTGCGGTCGGGGCTGTAAAGGCTGCTGAGGTGATAGGACCGCACGCCGGGCATGGCGTTTGGGTTCTCCGGGCGCCAGTGGCCGTGCCGGAGGGCTGCCACCTTGTGGGCGTCGGTAATGTGCCCGAGGCAGAGCTGGCAGACGTAGTGGGCGGATGCTCGGACCTTTGCGAGGTCAGGCCGGCCGTCCTCCGTCCTGGCGTCGTCCCATGTGACCTGTGACCAAAGGAGCTTGATGGGTTCCTTGCAATGGGGACAAGGCAAGTAGAACCGGCGCTGGTCGCCGCGGAGGAAGCGCTGCCAGATCCGGCCTTCGACCACGGTGGGCGTCGATGTCATGAAGGCCTTCGAGCTGGAGAACGATTTGAGGCGCTGTTCAGCCAGATCGAGGGCGTCGGCTTCCTTAGCGGTAGCCTCGGCGAACTTGTCCACCTCGTCGGCAATCAGCACCCGGACGGGTCGGGAGGCTAGGTTGGCCGGGCTGTTGGATCCTACAAAAGTCAGGGTCGACCGGGTGAAGTTCTGCTCGAGGTTGGTGATCTTGTCGGCCTCGGCCGGGAAACATTCGAGCATGGTCGGGCTGTCCTCGAGCATGGGCAGCCACCGGGACTTCGAGAACGACCGGGCCAAGTTCTCGGATGGCATCAGCCATAGGGCCGGGCTGGGCTCGTTGGCGATCAACCAGGCCAGGCCGGCCATCAGCGTGGTGGTCTTTGATGTCTGTGACCCCCAGCACAGCGTCACCTCGGAGACCGATGGGTTTTTCCAGTCTTCCATGGGCTCCCGGGTGTAGGGCCGGACTGACGTCGAGAACGGTCCCGGGTGCTCGGTCTGCCGTTGGGTAAGCCGTAGGTTTGCCTCAGACCATTCGACCACCGTCTGTTGCGGTGTGGGCCGGTAGAGGTTGCGGCGGTAGTCCAGGAGGCTGCGCTGGAGGTCGGTCAGGTTCAAAACAAGCGCCCTTCGTGTTGGTTGGAGATCCTGGCCTCGGAGATCTTGTGGTATTCAGGGTCGCGTTCGATGCCGATGAACCGGAAGCCGTTGATGGTTGCAGCCTTGCCGGTTGAGCCAGAGCCCATAAACGGATCGAGGATGGTTCCGCCTGGTTGAGTTATCAGGCGGCAGAGGTAGGCCATTAGCATGGTAGGTTTGACGGTAGGGTGATTGTTCTCGGATTCTCGATCCACTTTCCCAGCCTTGGCGGTGTAGAAGAACCGGGCGCCGGACTTCAGCGCCAGGGCGGCCTCGTTGCTCCCGTCGTGGATGATGTTGGCAGGCCAGCGGCCGATGCATTCCCGGCCGTTTGTTTCGTTGTGTGATGAAACCGGCGTGACCGTTGTGCGGTGCTCAAGATTCTTATTTCCAGCGCTTTGATTTAGTCGAATCTCAGTGCCGACTCTGCACCCATCGACATTGATCGCCCCGGTGCCGTGCTGGAGAACCGTCTCGGCCACGGTGCCGGATAGAGGCTTCCGGGCCATCGTGATCGGCTCCAAGGCGGGCTTCAGGGCGGTGCCCCAGCCGGACCATTGGATGGCCTCTGGTGTGGCTGGAATGTTGCCATCGACCTCATGATATCCAAGCTCACGACTCTTTTCGATCCATGGTCTTGTGTCAGCTTTTCCTGACATTGTTCCACTGGTTTCTGGTCTAGGTTTAACGCGTACTTTTTCACGTTCCGCCCCAGCCGCCTTGTCGATGGCCTTTGACACATCCAGCGACTTCGGGAAGCCGGACCCATAGACCCAGGCGATTATGTCCCGGATCTCGAAGCCGGCGTCCTCTATTCTCACCGCCATCCGGTGCTGTGTCCTGGTGCCGGCGAATGCCAGCAGGTGGCCGCCGGGCTTCAGCACCCGGAGGCATTGCTCCCAGATGGCCACGCTCGGGACGTCGTAATCCCATTTCTTACCCATGAACGACAGGCCGTAAGGCGGGTCGGTGACGATGCTGTCGACCGAGTTGTCTGGCAGAGTGGCGAGCACCTCGAGGCAGTCGCCGAGGTGGAGCTGGTAGGTCATTTCCATGGGTCGGTCTGGTGTAGAGTTTTCAAGGCCACCTCCTGCACCCATCGGTCGAGCTCCTTCTCACAGTGCTCGGGGTCGTGTGGGGCAATCCGGCCGGATAGCTGTTTCGGCATGGCCTTCAGTAGGGATGCCACCGAGCCGTCGTGCTCCTGCATCACCCGTTTCACCCAGTCGCCGGAGACAAGGCGCCGTTCCTTCTCGGCCTGGGCGATCACCTCGTCACGGGCTGACGTGAGGTTCTTGGCGGCAGCGGCATGGATTGCCACCAGCCGCCCGGCATCAGCCCGGCCTCCCCGTAGGGCATCGACTGCCAGGTCGTAGGCTGCGCGCTCGATTTGCCGTTGTCTCTCGTAGGCGCCTTCTGGCGAGTCGGTAGCGGCTGCGGCTGTGTCGATAGGGTTCGAGGCTTCCGCGGGCCTGTAGGGGCCTTCCTGTTCGATTGCGGTGGGGTCTGGGTGATGTTGTTTAGGTGAATCGAACTTGCGTCGGGTGCGAATGTTCTTCGCCCGCCATTCGTCGGCAGCCTCGGGGCTGTCCATTGGCATTCCCTGGGCGATAAGCTGGGCCACCCGGGGCTGGCTTATACCGATGCGCTCGCCGTACTCACGCTGGGTCATGGCTTCAGGGCTTTGGTGATCTCCTCGGGCATCATCGAGTCAGGCAGGGAGGCCGCATACTGCAGGGCTCGAAACACGCCGTCCCTGCGG